AATGAATTTAATACCAGTAGAGGGAGAGAGAAATCTCTCCCGAGATGTTAGAACAAATGCCATTCTAAACACAAATGAGCAAGAATATAATGCATATTTGGCAAGAAAAAATTCATTGCTAAACGATAAAGAAAGAATTGAAAATTTGGAAAATCAGATTGGTGAAGTTAAGGATGATCTAAATGAGATAAAAATGCTACTCAGGAATCTATCAAATGGATCCAGATAAAATGCAATTAAAAAATTTGACCATCTCCCAAAACTTCTTTCTTCACCAAATCATAAATAATCCTAAGAGGTAGTAAATAAATGGCGCAACCATCTTCAAGACAAGGTTTGATAGATTACTGTAAAAGAAAACTGGGTGCGCCAGTTTTGGAGATTAACGTTGCCGATGAGCAAATAGACGATCTTGTTGATGATGCAATACAGTTTTTTCAAGAGAGACATTTTGATGGTGTTTCTCAGATGTTTTTAAAGTATCAAATAACTCAGGATGATATTGATAGGGGAAGAGCGCCCAATGGAGACGTTCCCACCGCTGGAATAGTTACCACAAGCGCAACAACAAATATTGCAGGATCTTCAGTAACATTTGACTATAAAGAAAATAGTAATTATTTGCAAGTTCCTCCATCTGTTATTGGAGTTACTAAAGTTCTTCACTTTGATGGTACAAACACTGTTACAAATAATATGTTTAGTGTTAAATATCAATTATTTTTAAATGACATATACTACTGGGGTTCAACTGAACTTTTAAGCTATGCAATGGTTAAAACTTATCTAGAAGACATGGATTTTCTTCTAACAACTCAAAAGCAAATTCGTTTTAATCAAAGAATGGATAGGTTGTATCTTGATATTGATTGGGGAAGTGTAAACGTCAATGATTACTTAATTATCGATTGTTACAGAATTTTAGATCCAAGTGATTTCTCTAGAGTTTGGAATGATTCTTTCTTAAAGATGTATCTAACGTCACTTATCAAAAGGCAGTGGGGTCAAAATCTAATTAAATTTCAGGGAGTAAAACTCCCTGGAGGAGTCGAACTTAATGGTAGACAAATTTATGATGACGCACAAAAGGAAATAGATGTAATTATGGAAAAAATGTCAAATACTTACGAACTTCCTCCTTTAGATATGATTGGTTAATCTTATGCTTAATCCTTTTTTTCAACAAGGTTCAAAAACAGAACAAGGATTAATACAGGACCTCATCAACGAACAGTTGAGAATGTATGGTGTTGAAATATATTATCTTCCCAGACTATATTTAACAGAAAAAACAATAATTAAAGAGGTTATTGAATCTAAATTTGCAAATGCATATCCCATAGAAGCATATGTTGATACGTATGAAGGATACAATGGATTGGGAACTTTAATGTCAAAATTTGGCATTCAAGAAATGGATGATTTAATTTTAACAATATCCAAAGAAAGATACGAAAATTATATAAGTCCTCTGATAAAAAATATTCCTAATATTAAACTTTCATCAAGACCAAAAGAAGGAGATTTAATTTATTTTCCTTTAGGTGATAGATTATTTGAAATCAAATACGTCGAACACGAAAAACCATTCTATCAACTTCAAAAAAATTATGTCTATCAATTAACATGCGAATTGTTTAGATATGAAGATGAAATTGTTGATACTAATGTTAGTGAAATAGACGACAATATAATTAATCAGGGATATAGTCAAACTCTCACTATGGTAGGAACAGCAGCAACTGCTACAGCTATTGCAGGTGTTGTTTATGGTGGAGTAAGAAAAATAACTCTAACAAATAGAGGTAGTGGATATACTTCAATACCAAGAGTTGCTATATCATCTGCACCATCTGGAGGTCTGACTGCAACAGGAATTGCGACAATGATTTCAGGATTAATTGATTGCAATGGTATTATATCAGATAAGATTCAGGGTGTTGAATTAACTAACCCTGGATCCGGATATACTGTTGCTCCTGGAATCAGTTTTATTGGCGGTGGTGGTGTTGGAGCAGCTGCAACCACGGAAATTGGCTCCGGTGTAGTTGGCATAATTACTATTACTGACGGAGGATCTGGATATACATCGGCACCATTAGTAACGATCAGTTCTCCCGGAATAGGTACAACTGCATCTGCAGTTTCCATAATTAACTCAGCAGGTATTGTTACTTCAATAAGAGTTATAGATGCTGGAGTTGGTTACACAAGTACCCCCACAATTACAATTGGATCTCCTGATGTTGGAAGTGATGGAACATATATCTTCAATGAAGTTGTCACTGGATCAATAAGTAGTACTACAGCAAGAGTTAGATCTTGGAGTGGTTCTACAAATATTCTACAACTTTCTAATATTTCCGGCGAATTTGTTATTGGAGAATCAATTGTTGGTGCTGCCAGCAGTGCAAATAGACAAATTAGAATTATAAACACTGCTGATATAAATGACCCATATGCACAAAACACAGAGATAGAAACAGAAGCAGATCAAATAATAGATTTTAGTGAAACAAATCCTTTCGGAATGCCCTAACATAAATAGATCTAACTATTTTGCTAATCACTCTACAGAGAGTTTAATATGTTTGAGTATTTTTACCACGAAATATTGAGAAGAACTATTGTTTCATTTGGTTCTCTTTTCAATGACATTTCGATCAAGCACACCAATAATTCAGACGACGTTGTTAGCGTTGTAAAAGTTCCACTTGCATATGGACCAACTCAGAAGTTCTTGGCAAGATTGGAACAATCACAAGATTTAAATAAACCAGTTCAAATGAGTCTTCCCAGAATGTCATTTGAATTTATTGGATTAAACTATGATTCTGGCAGAAAAGTAACACAAACTCAAACATTTATAACTGCACCGGTATCAAACAAAACTCAAGAAAAAAAGGCATATATGCCTGTTCCATATAACATGCAATTTGAACTTAGTATTATGACTAAGTTAAATGATGATATGCTTCAAATTATTGAACAAATCCTTCCATATTTCCAACCATCATATAATATGACGGTTAATCTGGTCGAAGAGATTGGCGAGAAAAGAGATGTACCTGTTGTCCTTGACAGCATAACAATGAGTGATGATTATGAGGGAGATTTTAGTACAAGAAGAGCATTAATTTATACACTTAGATTTACTGCAAAAACATATCTATTTGGACCTGTTCTGTCGGCATCTTCGGATATCATCAAAAAAGTTTCTGTTGGTTTTGTTGCCGCATCATCTTCCGGTTCTGATTCAAAATCTGCATCTAGAGATCTTACTTATTCAATAGAACCTAGAGCAATTAAAAATTATACAGGAACAGTAACTACAAGCCTAGTTGGTGATATTGGAGTATCAGAAACAGAAATTACTGTTGCAGATGCATCATCTATTTTGAAAAATACCTACATTGTCATTGATAATGAAGAAATGTTCGTTAATTCTAAGTCGGGAGATGTTTTAACAGTCGTAAGGGGATCTGACCAAACTGAGATAACAAATCATGTTTCAGGTTCTGACGTTAAGAAGATAACCAGTGAAGATAATCAATTAATTGAAGTTGGCGATGACTTTGGGTTTGATGGCGGATTCTCATGAAAATGACAAAAAAATTTGACGATTTAAATGATACTTTTAACGTTTCTGGCGAAATTGTTGAAAAACATGTAGAATCTATTGAAAAGGTTGAAAAAATCTCATCTTCAATTGATGATGTAAAAAAAGACTATGAGTATACTAGAGGTAACTTATATTCTTTAATTGAAAAAGGTCAAGAAGCAATTAATGGAATTCTTGAACTTGCTCAAGAAAGTGAAATGCCAAGAGCATATGAAGTTGCTGGTCAATTAATTAAAAATGTTGCAGATGCAACTGACAAGTTAATGGATTTGCAAAAAAAATTAAAAGATGTTGAAGAAGAAAAATCAAAAGGACCAACTACTGTAAATAATGCACTTTTTGTCGGGTCTACTGCAGAACTAGCCAAACTTTTAAAACAACAAAAACCAGATGAAAACGTTTAAACAGTTTCAAGAAGAGTGGACGAATAAATATAAAAAGAGTATTGACTGCTCAAATCCAAAAGGTTTTTCTCAACGTGCTCATTGTGCAGCGAGAAGAAAAAGAGCAAAAGGTGAAGAAACTAAATCAAATCCAGTAAGATGAACGAAGACCTTCGCAAATGGTTCGGTAAAGGTAAAAAAGGTGGTGTTGGTGGCGGTGGATGGGATCGCTATAACACCAAAGGTGAAAGAATTGGTAAATGTGCTCGTGAACCTGGAGAACCAAAACCAAAGTGTCTTTCAAAAGAAAAAGCAGCAAAAATGTCAAAGGATGAAATTGCTGCAGCAGTAAGAAGGAAAAGAGAAGCAGATCCAGTAGCAGATCGTTCAGGAAAAGGAGGAAAACCAAAAATGGTATCTAATAAAATAGAAGAGCAATCCAGCGAAGAAAGATATTGTCCTATGTGTAGGAAAAGAGAAAGAAGAATGGATTGTTCTTATGGACCTACTATGTGGGATGCCGTAACTGTTGATGGAGTTTCTGAATCTAAAAAACCCGAACCAGATCATGAATACTCAATGGCAAGATCTGAACTTTCTACTATTGAAAAAGCGGTTAAGCGTCTCAAATCAAAAATGAAGGGTGAAGGTAATATTGAAGCATGGGTACAATCGAAGATTACAAAAGCAGCAGATTATATTGATAGTGCAGCAGATTACTTAGATAGCGGTGAGCATAACGTTCAAGGGTCTATGGATGAAGCAAAAGGTGATCCTTGCTGGGTAGGATATAAGCAAGTTGGAATGAAAAAGAAAGGAAATAAGATGGTTCCCAATTGTGTACAGGAAGATTATATTGAAGAAAAAAATACACCAACTAATCCAAAACTTTGGGCAAAGTGGAAAGCAAAGGCAAAAGCAAAATTTGATGTATATCCTTCAGCATACGCAAATGGTTGGGCAGCAAAGGGATATAAATCTGAAGGTGGTGGTTGGAAATCAGTTTCAGAAGAGACCAAAGTATGTGAAGTATGTGGAAAGTCTCCTTGCGAGTGCTCTCCAAAAATACCAATGGGAGGAAGTTCTGCAAAACCAGGACCTGACAAAAATTATGTAAAACCAATGGGAGAGGCAGTTCGTATTCCTGCCAAAACTGGAAATATCATTCTTGTTACTATTAATTGGAAAGGAAAATATCTAATGATGAAGTTGTTCTTCCCACAAACAACCAAACCAAATCGTCAAGAAGTTCAAGACCAAATTGAAAAAGTTTATCCAGGTTCAAGAGTGCAATCATACTATGTTTCTGATATTAAACCAGGGGAGCAATTCCTCCAAGTTGAAGATTGGCAAAAAGTAAATCGTCAAGATAAGACTGATGGTTTAAGTCAAAAAGCAGTTGATGCATATCGCCGTGAAAATCCAGGTTCAAAACTTCAAACTGCTGTAACTGAAAAGAAACCAACTGGTAAAAGAGCAGATCGCCGTAAATCATTCTGCAGCAGAATGAAAGGCATGAAAAAGAGATTGACTTCTGCAGAAACTGCAAGAGATCCAGATTCAAGAATCAACAAAGCCCTTCGTCGTTGGAACTGTAACTAATGAAAAACTTCAAGCAATTTATGTCAGAGTCAGTAAATATCTCTGGCGATTTCAACGGCAATCTTTATATTAATGGTTCAGAACCAGAAGTGACGAAAGAATCATTCGTTGCTGATGTAGTCTGGGAAGGAAAAATTTATAGAATGGAAGTTGAAGGTAGAATGATGAGCAAGAATGAACTTGCGGAACATCTTCAAGGAGAATATCCTGGAGCAATTGTTCATAACATTTATCCAGCGTCTCAACAAACATCAATAATTAAAAACGTACAAAGATATCAACCAGAAAGATTAACTTGGGGTGAATGATTAATGGCTCAGTGGAATAAAGTTGAACAAGATTTCTTAAATCAAGAAAGAAGTCTCTTTGAGGTTTTTAATATAGCAGATCACTGGGGAAACCAGACAGACTGGAGACCTCAGTTTTCTGATAATAACAGACTAAAGGTTGCTCCTTTCCAAACAGTTTTCTTTAATACCTTCCAGTATGGTAAAGAGACTGATGTTTGGGATGAGAGA